CGTGGTCCCAATCCACGTTGGCCCTCAACTGTATCAGTTGTTGCACCGTGACAAAATTGGCTTTCTGCAATCTCACAGTTTCCAGTGTGTCTTTGCTATCCACCAACACTCCTGTGGGGGAGGTGAAGGGAAAAGGTAATGTTGTGTTCCCGGGATTACCAATGTCTACCAAAGTTATGATACAAAAGTTGTGCATGATGTTTACAAGGTATTTACAAAAGACGAAAGGGTGAACAAATAAATGCTCACCCTTTCAAAATAATGATTGTGTTAACAATCAGAATTTATTATACGTTGAAAGTCGCAACAGTTGTTACTGTGTAACCACTTACTGGTGCAGTCGCCATAGTTCCATTACCTTGGAATGCCGCGTATACTGGGTCAGTTCCGATTGTTCCAGAAAGACCAACACACACGAATGCGTCTGGACCGTTTGTGTCTGTACCGTTTCCAGATCCACCTGATACTTCTAATGCTCTAATTACAGATTTTAATTGAGCCTCAGTTGCATCGCCAGAATCTTTCGCGATAGTTACGATTAACGTTTTTGCTCCTAAACCGCTAGTGTTAACATTTAACTTTGCGTAGTTAGGTGCTATTGTTGTAGATGATGTTAAATCAGCCATTGTTTTTCTCCTAATTTATTATCAGTATTATGCTACTGTTAATGTTGTTGCCGCAACCACATCCGAACCAGTTAGGTCGATTGAAGTTGAGTCGTCACCTGTTACAGATCCTAATCCTCTGATCGCAGTCTGTAAGCCAGCCGCGTCCCACTGAGAGTTATCTACTAATAATGAGATAACGCCTGTGTTGTCATTAGCGATCGTGTAACCGATGGCATTTGTTGCGTGTAAAATCATCTGAATAACTTCGTTTGCACCAGTCTCGTTTCTTAGATCCTGAGCCGCATCTGATGAGTTTTGACACGTTACTTTGAATGCTCCAACGTTTCCAGTTTGAACATAAGTTCCCACTGCAAATGGAGTCGTGCTGATATTTCTTGATATCGTTGCCATTGTTTTTCTCCTTTTTTCTCTTCGTTAATGGCGAGTCACCGCTCCGGTGACACGTTGCAATTATTTATGGTAAACTATGGTAATTTATGCTGTATTATAATGATTTTAACCAAACTTCATCACTTCTGGTACGTTTTTTGATTTTATAACCCAGTTTTTTCAATATGTCTTCTGCTACTCGCACCACGTGTGGTCTTTTTGCTCTTTTCATTTCTATGTTGATCACAGGACTGTTGTTGGCAACAGTTTCCACAGCACCTTTCATTAACAGGTCTTCGTATCCGTCCACATCTATCTTTATGAAATCGATGTTGGTCAGTTCAAAACTGTCCAGGGTCTTGATGTGTATGCTACCAGGAGTACGATCAAGCATTTGGTGTAGTGGTTCATGGAAGGTGGCCGTGCTCTCAACATCTCCCAGTCCAACTTCATGCAAGATGGCATTTTGGTCATGAGGTATGTTCTTTTTCCAACATTCCACAAATATCGGGTTGGGTTCAAAACAGTGTACTATCTCAAAATCTTTCATTAGGTTTCGTGTCCACATACCCACATTGGCTCCTGCGTCTATGCACCCTCTCCAACTTTTGATGTGTGAGTAGGCTTCTCTTCTCAGTTCAGATTGTCCATCACCGGCATCCTTGACGAATGTGGGTTGGGTATGTTGACCATTGTATGCCACCCAAAAGTCTTTGCCTGTCGGATATACATTATCTTTTTGAAGGCAGTTGGAGCAGTCGCAATGATCACAATTCTCACAGTTGGCACAAGCATTTCCACAGTGTGTATCACAAGCACATCTAAAACATTTTGCTTTTTTCATTTAATCTCTGCCCATGTAATCATCTTCCCATGCCTGATAATGTGACTTGGTGTGATATCTTTTATGATTTATTTTTTTCAATCCTTCCAGCATGGCTTCATGCATACTGATATTGATTTTATATAGCACGGGTGCTCCTTTGTACCAACGCCAGGTGGTTTCTTTTTCCATGTAATCGGTGAGCCAAACATACGATCCGTTTTTTAAACGTGTTGGTATCCATGCAAACTTTTTATTGTAATAGTTTTCCGGGGGACCTAATATTGCACCTATGTGTTTCATTGTCCCAGCAGTTGTTTTATTTTTTTTGTTATATCTGTGGCGTGTAATTTATTTTGTAATAGTTTTGCCATTCTGTGATTGACATTGTTCTTATCTGTTTTTTTGAGATTTGAATAATCACTGATGCTTCTACGTAGGTTTTTGTATTCGACGTTGCTGATGTTGAGTGTGTTTTCTAATTTTGTGAGGAAGTCATAATCATCAGACAATTTCCTTAGGTAACGTTTCACAGCCAGTGTCGGCAAGGTGGACCTTTGTCTCAACGCCTCTGCCTGTTTTGGATTTCTCAATTTTTTGACTATGTCTTCTTTACCATCCACGACCGATAGCATATTGTATAAATCGTTTCCTGATGTTCTCACGATTTTAAAATCACCATAAGTCAGTGTGCTTTGAGCATACATTTTTGCCCACTGTTTTCCTTCGTTGTTGATATTTTTTAGTAGAGACAAACCCAAAAATGTTAGATATATACGCTCTTGTATATCTTGGAACGTGAAGCGTTGTAGGTCGTTTTGTCTTCGAACCACTCTTGCTTCAGATACATACTGTATGAAGGGCATTAACATAGAAATATTTACCGTAAAATGGAACACAACTTAATATTAACCGATATACTCAAGACTGGAAACCATCAACAGTTACAATCTTTTATCGATATGCATTCGTTGAATGATCAAACATTTGAATGCACCGGTGATTGGTACTCCATACCCTCTTATGATTTAAAAAAGTATAAAAGAAAGTTTGCTGTGATAGATCATCGAATGGGAAACTACAAATTATGGGAAAATGATTTTTATTGGAAAGACTTGTACGATCGAATCGAATATCTTGTCAAAAACAAGTTTGTTATGATAGTTTCAAATCCCTGGGAGTCCAAGCACACAATCATAAAGCAATTAAGAAAAATCGTCATAGAAGAAAACAGATATACCTACTGGACCGGGGGATCAAGTTGGTTTTGGTGGATGATGTTTGAAAGGTACAAAGATCAGAAATTTGACATAGATCATTCAAAAAAAATATTTGATTTTTTTTATCTAAACAAACAGGAAAGACCTCACAGGATAAAATTGTTTAAAAAGTTACAGTCAGAGGGATTATTGGCCGATAGTTTGTACAGTTTCCTTAGCGAAAACAAAAACTTAGATCCAAAATATGAATTACCATGGGTGGATGTCAACAATTATCCAAAGTACGGAAAAGATAGAGACATCTATGAACTTCCGTACAATCATTCTTCCTACAATATAGTTTCGGAAACACACGACTTTGGTGAGACATTCATAACAGAAAAAATATGGAAACCCATATTAATGAAACAGATATTCATAGTACACAGCAAACCAAATTATCTACAGGAGTTAAATGAGATGGGATTTAAAACTTTCAGTACCTTGTTCGACGAGAGTTATGATAAAGAAAATGACAGTGATAAAAGAATTGATGCCATTGTTAAGTTGTGTAAGTTTTTGAAAGATCAGAAAGCCGAAGAGTTATACAAAGAGTCAACACTTATCAGAGACCACAATTCAAAACATTTTTTTAATAGATCTGCTCTACAGAATGAAATAAACAAAACCTTATTGGGTTTTATCAAATTTTTTGATGGCACTCAAGTTTCTTCTTGAGAATGTGAGCCTGTCCACTAATTTGACTGCACCACCGTCCGATCCAACAGCAACAAAACCTTCCGGGTCTGTGACTTCCAAACCATTCTCAGTCTGAGCAAATGTGCCAACCTGCATGGCTTGGTTCATTTTTTGGAGTGCTTCTGCTTTTAGTATTTGTACTTGTTTGTAAAAAGTCAGCATGGCCTGTAATGGTTTTTTTATTGTGTTCATAAATGCCGGCATCTGTTTCATTTTTTGTTGTCTTAGTTGAATGGCCTTTTGTGCTTTCAGTCCAGCCATTTGTTGATTCATTCTTGCAACATAGAATTCTTGAAAACCTTTTAGAAATTGATTGACGTTATCAGGCAAACGTCCTTGTTTGACTTCTGAGTTTATAAACATCTGGAACATCGGAATGAACTCTTTGTTGGTTGATAACATGGCTGATAAATTTTGTGGAACGTTTGACAAAAGTTTTTTTAGTGTTTGGATACCACTGGCAAAACTTTTAGATTCAGATGCTGTAAAAGTGGCCGAGCCCGAAACATTTTTATAAGTGGCGTTGTCATACCATACATCGTTAGTTTTAACGAACGAAGATATATCTGCGCCTGCTTGGGCGTTCATTTCTCCCAATGATTCACCTGTGTATGTTGTGTGAAAAATAATTCCTACTTTTGCTTGTGATATCGTTTTGCCTATTTCGGAATTTTCGGGAACAGCATAAACTATTTCGTTGGGTTTGAATGTGATAAAGTTTTCTCCGTTGATCTTTTGTCTCACAAGATCGTTGTCGGTAAACATCATATCTCCCTGTACAACTCCTTGTATGTTCAATTTGGACAAATGCACCAAACATTTTAATAGTTTCTCTCCCAAATCTCCAGTTCCGTGATTTGTTGCGATATCTTTTTTGGTATAATTTATTTTTGGTGATTTGGCAAATACTGATTTGGTACCAACGAAAAATTTTCCATTTGCAGGATTGATGCCACAAATAACAGCAGGAGCACCATCCCATTTCACTGACATCTGTAATGCTGTTGAACTCTGTCCTTTCAGCATATTATATATGTCAGTGAAATAGCCGACTACTGCTTCACCTCCTTGATATCCGGATGTGAGGATAATATCTTCAATGTGCTCTAGGTGTGTTCTTTTGAACTCTCTAAGGACTTCTTCAATTAACATTAGTCGTCCTCTTCTTGTAATTCACCCTCTTTGATAGTTAAAGACTTCTTGACTTCTTTTAGATCTTTTAGTTTGTTGACACCTCTTGTGAACTTACTGGCATCGAGATTCTTTATCGACGAATTAAACTTTTTTTCTAGGATGTAAGCAGTCTCCGGGGTAAAATTTTCTCTTATGAAATATATCAAATTTATGGCAGAGTCGATGATATGCGATGCTCTAGACTCCACAAAATGCTCAGATTCATCTTTGTTAATTCTTACTGAACTTAATTCTTCGAGGATACTTTTTGTTCTTCTTTTCATAATTTTAATATATTAACACATTTTTGCTTGTTGTCTATATATTTAACTGATATCTACTTTATTTGTGCCTCTAAATTTTTAATTTTTTGTGAAAGTTCTACAACAATCTGTTTATAATCTGCTATTTGAACTTCTAGATTACCTATCTGTGCCGATAGTAATTTAATTTGTATTTGTAGTTCTTCATTGGTCAGTGTGTATTCTTCGATTTTGTTTTTGTGTTTGATTTCTAACGCCATGTTAGCCTCTCCATCTTTCTTTAGTGATGTCTTTCCATTCTTTTTTTAATTTGATTTGCATATAAGTTTTTCTTTTTTCTAACTCATTGGAAAGATCTTTGTACAATCGAAGATATTGTGGATGCATTCCTTCCCTGGCTCCTGCCTTGATTCTGGGTTCGTTGTCCTTGTGTGCCAGACTGGCTATGCTGGTACCACCCAACTTGATGGTCTCATCTTCGAGTGCTTTTTGTAGTAGACTGTAAATATGTCTGCCTCTGAATTCGTCCGCTGTGAAAATTAACACGATCCATCCTTGCTTATTCCATGGATGGTATTCATACACAACTCCTCCCATGGGTCGTCCATCCTTGTTCTCTGCAAATATAACCTTGTGATCGGACTTTATGAGTCCTGATGGATTCATTGCCCAGCCTTTCTCCATCATGAAGGCTATTGATTTTTCATATATCGTGTAAAGTTCTTTGTTTTGTACGAAACAATCAGAATGCCATATCGAAACAGGTTCTCCTGTTTTGTCTACTGTGTCCTCAATTTTGTACTTCATGTAATAATACTAATATAATATTGACTTGTTGTCAAATTGCTTTTATAATAAGTATGTATATGATAAAATATCGACTTATCTGTGATTTGGATCACGAGTTTGACGGTTGGTTTCCAAATAGTAAAGAATTTACCAAACAAAAGAAAAAAGGACAACTGCTTTGTCCTGTGTGCGACAGTCCCTATGTCAACAAGGCCATCATGGCGCCCAATGTCAAGAAAACAAAAACAAAAACAAGATCTGAATCCAAGAAAGAAAGACTACAACAAATGAGAGAGGAATCTGTGTCTTCTGAACAAATGATGCCGGCTTCACAGGCTTCCAATGTACTGAGACGTATTGGCAAATACATTACCAAAAATTTTGAGAACGTGGGCAATAGATTCTACGAGGAAGCCATCAAATGTGATCAAGGTGAAAGAAATGATCAGTTTTTTGGCACAGCCACAGAAGAAGAAACAAACAAATTGCTAGATAAAGGCATAGATTTATTTCATGTGCCCAAAGTCAAGGACAATTAATTCCATTTTTACAGCCTTTTTTAAAGGTTGACCAAAACAACTTTTTAGTGTAAAATATATTTTAATATGATGTTGAAAATAAATTCTTCATCTAAATTAACAGAAAGAGGCAACTATGTTTTTTAATCTATTTGGTAAAAAAACAACCTCTTCTAAAACTACAAAGGAAGAGAAAATGGCAAAAAGCACACAATACGTTGTATACACTAGAGAGTTCAAATCAAGAGCTAAACAAATCGGTGTATTCGCGGAGCCGGCTAAGGCTTACACAGTGAACGGTTCAGTTCATGGTGGTAAAATCAAGTTCAAAAACCTAGCAGTTAAAAACACTGCAAGAAAAACAGCGACTAACAAGTTGTTATCTAAAGGTATTGACTTTAATGTTAATGTATTAGGAGTTGCTCCTCAATCATCAGCATTAGAAATGAAATCAAACATTATTTCATTACTTAAAAAGTCTGGAAGAAAAGTAATTAACTTTTCTGCATAATCTAATCGTTTAGATTTAGTTGTTAAAGGGCGGTAGGAAACTATCGCCCTTTTTTTAAGGCATAAGTAAAGATGAGACAAGAGTAACAAGACAAGACGCAGAAGACATAATAAACCTCCCGCCCTATTTTAGATACAGACTACCTCATAACATAAACAATAAAGAAAGAGCAAACATGAGCAATCAAGGAACAGTGAAATGGTTCAACGCCTCTAAGGGTTTTGGATTCATAGCACATGAAGACAAGGATGTGTTCGTACACATCTCAGCAGTAGAGGCCGCAGGCCTTAACTCGTTGAATGAAGGTGACACAGTTACGTTTGAAACACAGGATGGTCCTAAAGGACCTAGTGCTGTGAATCTATCAGTAGCATAATTTAGAGTATAAAAAGGGCAGTACAGAAATGTGTCGCCCTTTTTTTATGACTTTAAAATAGATGAGGAGCGTCGTGTGTGATTTTTGTTGGATGATTGAACCACGAACCCCGATCTGTCAACATCTGTTTGGTATCTTTCCAGCAGTCGGCCCAGGGTTTTTCATTGGGATTTTCGGGCACACCAAAATCAATTGTCCAGTGTAATGAATAATTGTCAATCAACTTTTTTTCAAATCTATGACAGTATTTGTAACTTGCCAGTGCCTCTGGAGTAAAAAAATAATCCAATGCTTCCTCGACTGTTTTGAAATGTATCCTGTAAACTCTGCCTTCAAATATGAAACTTTTTCTGTGTGGGGAATAGATCTTACTCATCTTGTTGAAAGTTCCGAACTTTCTCATTACCGTTTTACTGGGTAGTCTCGCCATAATAAATCACGTTGTCTGCTTTGGGGTACGTCCTCCATGGATCGAAGATAATCACTTTGTCGTCTGTTGTGAATTGATCTGTTTCATGCACTCTCACAATTACTTCCACAGGATTATCAAACCCGTTAACCAACTGTCCTCCATGTTTATTTACATAATGTTGAACCAAAATACTGTATGATCCATCGGTGAGATTTGTTCCGGGTTTGTAACTGTCGGAAGTGAAATGTATATTGTTTCCATACTTCAATATTTCCAATGCCATGTTTTCCGCCTGACGTTCACGAGCAGTCATCACAGCATCAAAAAGATCATAACCCAATTTCAGTTCTTTGGATAACCATCTCAGGGCGATGTTGTCTCTGGGATGACAGGCTCCACCATCTCCCATGCCTGCTTTCATGTACTTTGAACTTATTATACGTTTGGTGCTGTTGGCCAATGCTGTGGTCACTCTATCAACATTGGTGTTGCCCAACTTCTGTGCCACGTCTTGTATCATGTTGACCAGAGCGATCTTTGTGGATATGAATGTGTTGTAGAATATCTTTATGGCTTCCGCTTCTTCCCATGTGCCTGTTTCTATCCTGGGAAAATATCCCAAAACTTTTTGATAAAAATTGATCAGGGTATTTGCTTCCTCTGTCATGCTACCATTCTTGGTGCCCACTATCAACATCTCTGGAGATAGGAAATCTGCTTTCACTGTTCCCATGGCGATCAAATAAGGATTATATACAAAGCGAGTGTTTTTTATCAAAGGATCAAACTCTCTGCGAGTGGTTCCAGGCAACACTGTTGATATCAATACCAGTATCTGATCTTTGTTCATGTGTTGATCACATTGTTTCAGAACTTCTATCACGGCGTCGTAATTGAAGTCACGTGGCTCTAGATGACTGGTTGGATTCCTTCCATCATAGCCTTCTGTGTGTGGAGTGGGTGTGGCCACGAACACTATGTCCTGTCCTTCCACTGCTTCTCTGATGTTAGACTTTATATCAATGTATTCACTGACTTTTGGCACTATGTCATAGCCACTCACTGTGGTACCACGTTCGGCCATGGCTTCCGCACAAGGCATACCCAATTTACCAAGTCCTACAAATCCTATACGCATACAGTTAATTATGGCTCGCTATTAGGTTTTGTATAGCAGTTTGGCTCGCTATTAGGTTTTTAATTTTTTGATGTTAAGCGGAGTAATCGGGCAGAGGGCCGCCATATTTCTTGCCCTTGATTCTTTTATTGGCAACCTTGATGGTTTTTCCTTTGACTTTTTGTTTCCTAGCACCGGTTCTTTTTCGTTTACCTTGTGATTTACAAGATGACACCCACGATGCCGGCAGTGATGATGTGGGTTTGGAACACACGCCACGTGGTGCGGGTCCTATGTTGTCTTTGAGTTGTATCACTTCAAATATTCGCATATGTGTATTTAACCGTCTAAAGTTGATCTTATATCATTGTTACAAAAGAGCAAGATCAACTTTGTCATTGTCATGTAATAGTGTCAGTTTTAGAACAGTTCAGCGGTTAAGTTATAACCTATAAGCGATTAAGTTATAAGAGTGTTTAAGTTCTTAAGCGGATTGTAAGGTGTGTAAGATCCATAAATAGTGTCATAATGAGAATCAACGAAATCATCCAAATCAAATCTTCTAGTGCCATAACCGAATCAAAGGCACAAGATATTGTGGCACAAGATATAGTATCATCATCGGACCATTCGGCCATAGCAGAAGGCATAGGTCAAATCCTCCGAAGAACCAAAGGCAAGGGTTTGAAAAGGGGTTTTAGATGTATAGCAGGTCCTAGGAAAGGTCGTATCGTGGCCAACCAGGATACCTGTTCCGCACCTTTGAAACCAAAAACAGGTGCCAAGATTTCACAGAAACGATTGGCCAAAGCCAAGCAGACCGCCCAGAAGAGAGCAAGAACAATAAAGTCAGGTGGAGCATCCACTAGATTGAAAAACATACAGATCGGGCAAAGGAAGACCGGAACTGCCAAAATGAAAAAAGGCAAGAAGTTGAAAAAAGGTAAGGGTCTCGCCTCTAAAAAGAAATTACAGAAGTCTAAAATAGTTAAGCCTAAATAATCTATCTACTAATTTTCCTAATGGTATCCTTGATTATTTGATATGATTCCTCGTGGATCGAATCACCCCAGGTGCCTTGTTCGGTCTTGATTATGGCCTTGTCCGCAAGTACCACAGCATTCCAAACGGTATTTGAATCCACCGTGCCCGTGTTTGACACAGATGCCACTAACATCATCACTCCGCCTATCAATCCTTCCATGCTCATCTAAATTTCATCTCCAAATTACCTAGATATGATTGGCACCACTCTTCCAACTCATTGGCGAAACCAATGTATTCTTCATAACCAAATCCCAATTTGGATGCTTCTTTTTTGAATTTATGTGAGAATGATCTAGGTCCCATCAAAGCATCGTCTCCGTTCCAAGAGCAGACCCCTTCAATGAAATTGCCTTGGATGTATCCATCTATGAATTCTTCATACAAGGTTTCCAAAGATTTGACCATTTGACCGTTTTTTGTTTCCAAATATATCATACTGTCATTATAACACGGAACCAAATACGGTCAACCTGGTAAAGTTATATTATAATATATAAAGCCGAACAAAAAACTTCCATTTTATGCGAGTTATTAGTCAGGTTGACCATAATACCATCCATGTTATAATGAAAGAGTAATTTTTAAAACAGGAGGTGTAATGATTACAGAAGACAATAAAACTTTATTAAAATTTAATGCAGAAGGCATAAGTCCTGCTGATATGTTCTTGAATGCAAGAACACAGGCTATCAAGGCAGTTGATGAATTTATGAAGGATAGAGAGGAACCGATGTATTGTGGTTTCGCTAATGTTTCTATTCATCCTGCTAGAGGTAAATTTGTTAATTTCATGAAGAAAGCCGGTGTTGGAGATAATGGATATAGAGGTGGATACAGAATATCATATTATGATATTATGCCTCAGGAT